CCTTAACTCCTTTAATATGACGCAGTTTGAAGGTAGTCAAGATGGAGCAGTAGCGCAGTTCGAATCTAAAGTTAGTGAAGATCTTAGTCAGCTACTCGAGACTGATGTAGCTGTTAACTTCTTTGATCCGGGAGCGATTGATCAGTACGATGTATGTGCTCATCAAGAATGGCAGCTAGCTGAGTATAATACACTTGAAGATCAGGTATGTGATGAAGATACTGTATATACTGTATATAACGAGACGCCTGAGCTACTTGAAGAAGGTAAAGTATCAGGAGATACAGACGTTGAAGTTAAGTATCACTCAGCGCTACTTAAGAGTAACTGCCGAGTAACGTCTCAGCCTGATTGGGGTGATGTAATGATTCATATGAAGTCTAAGCATACGGTTGATAAAGCTGCATTATTGAAGTATATTATCTCATTTAGAGATGAGTGTCACTTCCATGAAGAGATTTGTGAATGCATTTATCAGCGTTTAATGAAGGCGTTTGAACCTACTGAGTTGGGTGTGATGTGTCTATATGCACGTAGAGGTGGTATTGATATTAACCCTGTTAGAGCGTCAGACGAGGTCGTATTAAATCACGTAGCTGGTACTTTGATCGATCCACGGTTGGTGCATATTAAGACGTCTAAGCAGTAAGCTTAATAATACATATTAACATAAAAAAAGGGTATCGGCGAAAGCCGATACCCTTAAGTTTGTTTATCTTATACTGTCTAAGTCTTAGAAGTACACGCTGTTTGAAGCAGGTGTAAATGAGACCCCAAGTCCAGTAACGAGAATAGTGTGGTAGTAGAGGTTAGCTCCAAAGATATTATCAACTACGCCGTAACGTGTAAGCAAGCCTACACGTGGTGCGAAGTCATTAGGACCAATGGTGCGCTGAACCATAACCGGGATGTACGGACAATAGATAATACCAGTGTCATAGAACTCAGGTCCCTTGTAACCCAATAGGGCGTACTCAGGCTTCTCTGCATTTAATGCATCGATGTTGTTACCATCTGTTCTAGTATCACGGTATACATTGAAACGTCCACCAAGATTACCGATCTTAGCTACTCCGACAGGCTGTGTGTTTACGTTACCTTGTACAGGTGCCCACTGGAATTCAGGGAGCATCTCAAGGATGGCGCATACGCGTGGTGTTGCAACAATAAAGTTTGCAGCGCCACGACGGTTACGTACAGCAATGCGGTTCGCTTCGATGATTAATCTTTGATAGAAATCACGATTACGTTCTACTAACCAACGACCGTCGGCGGAAGCAGGACTCCAGATGGAGTAACCAGCACCCTCGCCCGCGTCCAGTGAAACCTGAATCATACGGACCAACATTTCACGGTCGATCTCGGCCTGAATTTCGTACGACATAGCGTTCGTTAATTCAGTATCGATATCGATACCATTCATGTTTTTAAGGTCCTGTTCAAGTTCAACTGACCAGCGCGCGCCTAGGCGTCTAGTTCCAGCTTCTACTGCTGTCTTCTCGAAGGATACTTCAAAGGATGGAATGTTTCCAGTTACTTCGAAGTTCTTGAGAATAGCAGCTACACCCTTGTCTCTCTCACTGATTAGGTTATTTACGTTATACGCAGTGTCGCCTGTACCAGAGAGATAAGCAGCGGATGTACCAGTGTATGCAGTTTGCAAGTAGTTGTAACCTGCCTCTTGGCCGGCTGCATCCGCGAGGATACCGCTTTGACCAGAAGGAGTGTTACCAGCACCTGTTTTGCCGTCGATACCAGTACCAAGGGTTTCCCCAGAATAGCGATAACGAAGAGCAAAAGCAAGTCCGACTGGACCTGCCATTGGCTGCACACCAACAATCTCGTTAGTGATTAACTCGGGGAAAGTTCGTCTAATCATTGGAATCAAGATCTTCGGGAGACGGAAGTCACCTTGAGCGTACTCGTCGGTACCAGGGGTACCAAACGCAGAACGACCAGTGGTCTGTCCGGTTCCGATGGAACCACCTGCGCCAGCAACGTTACCGTTGGTTGGTGTGTAGTTAGGTCCATTCTCCTGAATACACCATTGCTCTTGATTTTCAAGAAGCATTGCTGTGTTCAGTCGAGTGTGACTGTCTTCGATGGGTGCAACTGACTTAGAAGAATAGTCCAATACTGGAGCCCATTTTTCTAAGAGGGAAGCTGCTCTAGATTCGTCAATATAAGCCTGTGATGGGCGGATTGAATTCATAATAGTTTTAATTTCCTTTCGTTAAATTATATACATAATGTATATAAAGTTTTTTGTTTCGACCCCAAGGCATGCATTTATAAAACATACATGCCAGGTAACTCATGAGATACATCTACAGGAGAAAGAATTAGTACTTACTAAGCTCAGACATGTACGGGCTAGCAGCAGCAGCTGATTCAACAACTACTTGCTCCTGGAGTACGTCTGACTTGGAAGTATCCTTCAAAGCTTCTGTTTTTAGGCTCTCAAGCCTGCTTTCTTCTTTTTTACCGAATAGCTTCAGTGTGTAGTCAAAGTTCTCAGCGATATAGTCATAAGACTTACCATTGAGCATCTTCTTAACAAACTTACTTGTTCTTTCGTCGAGCCTAGATGTTTTCTGTTCAATAAGAAGATTAGACTTAATACTATTAAGTTCTTCTATTACAGCATCTTTCTCTTGAAGTGCAGACTCAAGCCGTACAGTGGCTTCATTAATTTGGTTCTTACCATCAGAAACAGCATCTTTGATGCTCTTCTTCTCAAGAGCGCTATCTACTGCTAAGTGCTTACGTAAGCCCTCTAGTACAGTAATTGCTTTCTTGTTTTTAACTGCTTCTTTAATTTCAGCAGTTGGTACAGATTCTTCTAAAAATGCATCGAGGTATTCGGAAATGGACTCAACCAAATCAGCTTTAAATACTTCGGCATCTTCGTTTAAAGTATTTTCATACTTAGTAACAACAGCCTTAAGCTTTGCTACTCTATCTTTATCGATAGCTTTAACAACTTTTTCTAATTTAGCAGAATGATCTGCGTCAATGGCTTCTAAGAGCTGCTCAAGTTTAGCTGAGTAAAGCTCATCTTGCTCAAGCAAGGCTTTATCAACGTGGAGCTTAGCTTTTTCTTGTAAGCGAGAATTGAATGCATTTTCAATATCGGTTAAGACGACCTCGTCGACTTGCCCGTTTGTTGCTTCTCTTAAAATGTCGGAAATGTTTTGCATAGGTTAAAAGATTGTTGTATTATTATTTATGATTTTAGTCTTAATTTTCCCGCTTATTGCCTTATTTAAATGAGAATTAGCGTCTTTATATTCCTTATTAATGACCTTATCAATAAATTTAACGATTTCCTTCTTAATATTTTGTTGACTCATAATAGTTTATAGACCTTTAATGAATTTTAACATATTTTCTCTCAAAAACGCATCTACGTTCTTAAGGGGCATATTTGCGATAGTCTTTTCAAAGCTATCATATGCTTCTTCAAACTGCCCATACTGGTTGAGTACGTATTGCTTGCTTTCAAGGATACCATTAACAAAGGCTTTTGGAAAGGACGGATCAGCCACACAGTCGATTGCTACCAGTTTAAAATCTTTTACGCGGTTAACACCGTCGCGGTTACTTTCAGGGATTAGTTGGCCTAACGCTCTAGAGCTCATACCAACTCTTACACCATCATTAATAAGACTTCTTACAATTAAGCCGGTTGGTGTTGATAATACTTTACTCTTACCATAGAATACATTACCGTCCTGAGACATCTCAGTTACAATATGACAAGCTCTTTCTAAATCTACGTCAGCAGTTGAAGGGTGATTAAGCTCTCCCATCGCCCTACCAGGCTTGACCATTTCTTCTTCGTACCGAGATACTTCGTCTCTCATCTCATTAAGAGAGTAGATACGCTTATTACGGTTAACATCTTCAGCCATCATATAAGGGCCTTTAATATAGAGGCTCTGCTTACCTTTGGTAGAGCCCTCTTCAAGAACATATTCGAAGGACTCGCGAGGTGCTGGTGTTTCGACTATTAGATTTAATCCCATATATACAAATTATTTATAGGCCAACCACCTTTTTTCTACACTAAAAGTAAAATTTCTACTAAACTTAACGTATACCTAATTCTTTTTCGGTTAAAATAAGGAATTCATAACCTTTCTGATCAGCCCATCGCTTAGCTGCCTCCCATTTTGCCTGATTCACCACCCAAGTTCGTTGCTCGTATATCAACGTAGTTTTCTTTTTTGAGCTTGTTGTTGTTGGTTTAGATACAGACCCGCTAGGTTTTATTTCAATAAGATACTTCAAAGGCTTATTATCTCTATTAAGAAACACTATAAAGTTATCAACAAAATACCTATGCACCCTACCATCTAATGGGCTCACATAAGGTACAATGATACTCTCACTACCCCATTTAAGCACTCTACTGTTAGAATCAGCCCATTTAAAGAACTTTAACTCCCAGCTAGATCTATAAACAGGGTCCGAACCACCTGCATACTTCTTTCTATTAATAGGCTTGTATATACCTTGCCTATATTTTTTCTTCTTCTTCATTCCTTAAACAAACGGCCCTTGCTCACCTACTGCAGTAGAATTAGCAACGCCTCTATCACTGTCGCCGATAATTCTAAAGACATTATAGGGATCATTATTACCGATACCGGATAGATAAGCTGCACTTGTACCTGTATAAGAGGTATCCAGATAGTTATAACCAGCTTCGTTGCTCATTAACCTACAAAGAACAAAGGTGGTTCAGCGTCGCCTAGGCCAGGTGCACCTTCGTATAGCATAGATTCTAAACTAGCCTTCTCAGCTAAGCCTTGTGTCATAAGATCAGAAGAGTTTAAACTACCGCCACCGAATAAGGTCACTGCACCATACTTACCTCGAATATTTGCAACTGTGATTTTAGTTAGCGCTAATGAGTATTGGTATACCCAGTGCTCTTTAATCACATCTCTTACAGGGCGTTCAACAGAGCACATTACAACACCGTAGAATCTACTAGCTGAACCACCACCAGATCTCGGCTGAGGATACATTCTCAACATCTGAGTGCGGTCATCGAATGTATAACTACGTCTAGTAGCTAGGAGCTTCTCTCGCATCTCCATCCAATCCTTAAGAACGTACCAACTAATCAAATCAAATCCATAGCTACCCATAGCATAACTGAAGTATGTTTGCTGAGCCATTGTCTGCTCAATAGTAAATAGCTGATTAACACCTGATGATGTACCCTCCTCGAAATCCTGGACAGCTATAACCTTTCTGTAATCCATTACATCATAATCATAGCTATTGAAGTATGATGTATCAACATTAGGAGAATCGGCTCCTGATGCAGAGCCTAATATACTAAAGGACTTAACAGGTTGTGCTATAAATGAACTGCTGAGCGCTGGTAGGTCTTCTATAACCTTATCATATATTGTACCATCAACAATATCATTTGCGGATAAGTTATTACCGCTAGTAAAGACGGTTGAAAGGGCACTACTAGTAGTAAATGCTGTTGACGGTATAGCTGATGTAACTATATATGTAGCATTAGTTGCTTTATTTTCAATTCTATTAGTAAAATCTGGAGACTTTACACCGTCTAGATACTCTTGACCAAATGTACCTTTTGTATTAATTGTAAATAGGTGATCTAATTTGATGCCTTGGTTTAAGACATACAAATCACTATCAAATAAAAGATACTCTTGTGTATACCCAGCAAACTTAGTAAACATCTCAACAGCAATCTGAATATTAGTATAGAGGCTATCACGATGAATCTCTATATTAATAAAAGGATAACCTAATGTATTAAGAATTCTATCACTCAGCTCATTAAAAGTATTGATCTTACTACTAAGATTTGTACTTTGAAATGCCGAGACTGGTTTTATATCACACTTTGCCATTAATAATATTTAGTTATATACACAACCATTACCCGAGTTACGTGGATAAATATATGGCAGTAGGAAATATACGCTTAGCCTTATTTAGACAGCAGGTTCTGCTGGACCGGCTTCATCACCGCCCTCAGCTGCAACTTCGGCTTCTACACCAGTATCAGCTTCACCACCAGTATCAGCTGGTGATCCGCCAAAATCAGGTGCTACACCAGATGGTACGCCGCTCTGCAATCCTGATACTTCATCACCCATACCAGGAGCAGCCTGTAGCTCATCCTTCCAGTTTGGACCACCACCAGCTATCTGCTGCAGCTCCCACTGAAACTCAGCGTCCTTCCGTAATAGCTCTCTATTAGTTTTAATATCATTCTCATTCCAACCAAGATACTTCTTCTGACCGTAGGTAGCAGAGATAAATTCGTTAGCTGCTAAGTTATTGTAGTTAGTAGCTTTCAGCTCAAGCTTCTGATTCTCTCTTAATTCAAAGAAGTTTGTAGGTACATTAAATTCGAGATGTAAATTCTGCTCTTTAATACCATACTTCTCTTTAATACCTTTAAGCTCGATATGTGTTAAGAAGCCGTTCTTAAGACCAGCTGCAAATTGCTGCTGTAATCTAATAATAAACTTAGCGAACTTAAGTTCGTCGCGTAGTATCTCACTACCATCTGCTGCCTTTTCATCCGGATTAAGCCTGTTCACCGGTACCTTTAATGATTTATAAAGCTTATTAACAAAGTACATTAGGTCCGCTAACTCACCTAAGTTAGCACCACCCTGTAGCTGTGTAACAGAAGTCCCGTCCGAACCAGCTCTCTTAGCGAACCAGAATGAATCGAGCATTGACTGTGGGTTAAACTTCTGAACTGCGCCTTCCTGATTAACATCAAATGTTTTCTTTGACCAATATTGCTGAATAAGCTTTCTGAGATATGCTTCTGCTTTAGGAGGTGCCATGTTACCTACGTCAACGTTGAATACAAGTCTCTCAGGTGCTCTTACTAAGCGGTAAATTACGATACTATCTTCAACAAGTGATAATTGTCTATAAGCTCTTCTAGAGTTCTCAATAAATGGTAGTCGGAATGTCTTATCCTGATTCCATATGCCGGAATGACAATATGTTACCTGATTATTATCCATCGGTATATACTCCATCTTTTCAACCTTATCGGGCTTGTTAGGATCGAAGATTGGCTTTCGTAAAATATACCCCTTGATGAGCATATTCTGGATATTATCATATACTGAGTCAATAAGATCTGACGGTAACTGTACGATACCTAGTATACCTTCTTTAGTATACTCTTTATGAATAATATGCTCGAAGAATACTTCACCTTCACATAGCATCTGTCTAAAGTACTCGAAGCCTTTCCTCTCTAGAGCAAAGTAGTCGATATACTTTTCAAACTCCTTTTCGACAAGAAGCTGATCTTCTTCCTTTAGATCTGTATTGCGGAATTTTAGTTTAACAATATTACCGCTATCGTCTATGTTAATAACTTGATCGCAGATCTCATCAAGTGCATCAGAGATTTCAGCGAAGGATGCCATTATTCGATAGTCACGTAATCTACCTGACTTATTCTCTTCAATATTAGCATATACTAGTTCTGCATATTGACCTTCCTTACTGACCTGACCAGCAGCAACAGTATTGTAGTCATTCTGGTAGAATACAGACTGATTAGCTAGCGCCTCAGACCTTCTTACTCCTGTAGTTTGAAACTCTTGATACTTCGGGTTCAGATTACCAATAAGATCATCCGCATTAGGCGTCTGATAAGGTAATCTACTAGCTACACTCTTCATGAAGTTAGAGTTAAAAAATGATTTCTTTTCGTTGTCCGCCATAGTCTTAATTATTTAATATTGTTTTTGCGATTATAAAGCGTCTATTAAAGGAATTCTATATATATTGGCTTATTACCTTTACCATCCTCGCCTTCTGGTGCCGTAGCAGAGAGATACGAGTTAACTGATGTATCCCAACCGGCACTATTATATGGTACAAATGCAAAGGTACCTTCTAGATCATCTGATGTAGGTAGTGTTAGAGATATAGAATTCTCACTATTGACAGTATAATCTATTTGCTGCCCAGTTATAGCTCCTTGTCTAGTGAACTGGTCGAATACATCGACGCTAGTTAATGAGTTGGTATTTGATGCTGATAATATTAGCCCGTCAAGTAAGTTAAACCTCATACCCTCTAGACTAATCTCAAGATCATCTGAAGGTAGAGTGTCATATACGATAGGTTCTTGTAATCTGACACCGTTAACGAATAGACCTGTAACATACGGAGAAGCAGATGTCTCAAATGACTCAGTTGTATAACCTGATAAGTCAGCGCCAGTCATTGACTCATACTCTGTAATATGGCTCTCTGCTACAAAGTTCTGATCAATATAAAATATATTACCAGCTGGCTGGTCCTCATCTTTGAATAACCACCCCTTAATAGTAAATGTTGTATCTGCTGTAACACGTGCTTTTTGAGCGCCTGTTAGTTCGATAGGGTAACTCATTGCCACATTACCGCCCCATAGTACTTCAGATCTAATCTCCTGATCTATATCTGTATTAAACTCTTTAGGCAGGTACCAAGATATAATAACATAAGGGTTACAGAAAGGTACGAAGTTAGACAATATCTGATCTATATCAGTTTGATACCGTGCGAGAATAGATACGTTAAGCTCTAGATTAATAGGTATAGGTGTCTTGATATGACGTGAATATAGATCACCTGCTTTTTGACCCTCTGAGTTAGCGCTATAATAGAAGCCATCTAACTTGTTAAATACGCGTGTTGGGTCTCTAGATATACTGGATACCGAAACAGCAACTGCAGGTATAGTGATTGTTTTATTTAAGTTAACAATATCATGCATTACACGCTGCTTAGGTGCATACAAGTACCTAACGTTAATACGGTCCTCTTCTTCACGATTTTTATTAAATCTGCCTATAACAATATCGTCAAACGCAGCTACAAACTGCGCGACCATGTCTTTAATCTCAAAATAGTACGGACGAGCTTTCACTTAATTATTTAATCCCAAGGGAAGACATACCATGAATCATTATCAGCAACGAGACCAGTAATGTCCTCATTGAATGAAGTACTTGATCGCCTGATGAGAGATGCGTATGTTATTGTTTTAATTTCATCATGATCAAAATGATGTTGAATGTAATCCTTTACGGATGAGAAGGTAAGACCCGAGTCATTAATATCATCAACGATAAGAACATTACCTGCTAGTTGAGGTGCGCCATAGTATTGAATATTATCTACATCACGGGTACGTACTCCGAGCTGCTGTAGATTATGACACTTAGTTTTGTAAGCTAAAATAGTAGCAGGTATCATACCTCCGCGAGCTAAACCGAGAATAGTATCAAACTTCTCCATAGGTAGCTCTTTTAAAATACCTTCTATAGATTGATCAATGTCTTTCCACTCGATGTGGACCTTACCTTCATAGTCGTGCATACACTATTATAACCTATGCTCGTCGTGATGCAAGAGTTATCTTACGCTTATATTGAGGCGAAGCCATTTGTTGCATGACTTGATTAAGCGCTTTTACCTTATGGACTAGTACTGAATCTGGGTCACCAATCTTAGCATTGATAGCGAGGATAGGTGCCTTTGATAGGTCAGCAAGATCTCTACGTATATTATCTGTTAATGTAGTTAGATTAACTCTACCATACCCTGTTATAAGTATCGATGGATTAGAAGGAGTAGCGAGAGTATCTTCATGCTTAAGGTCAATATAGCCATATACCTCGCCTTCATTATCAGAAGCGAGATCAACAGAAGACATTATACCACCTGCATTAGCTTTACCTCTACCGGTTAAGCCAGAAAATTGATCAAGGTTTGAATTCTGTAGATCATCACCCGGTCGATATTTGTCATTATTAGAGTTACGCTGCTGCATCGTCCCAATAGCAGATTGGTTAAGGTATGATTCAACGATGTTTCTATCTTCTTCTCGCATAATATTATTTATACCATCTCATCGAATTTAATCATTAGCCTCTCCCATTCATGACATTCGAGCTCACATGGGTTCTTGAGGTAGTTATCATTCATAGCTGCAAGATCTTTAAGTGAGTAGGCAATCTTCTTCTCTGGTACCTTCTGCAGCACGGCCTGCACCCAATGACGAAACTCATGAGCAATAGACGATAAGAAATACTCTCTCTTCTTCTGCTTAGTATCGCAAGCATAAGCTATCAGACCCACCTCAATTTCATCTTCGCCCCAGAAGTATGAAGAGCTCGGAGAGTTAATACCCTTGATCTTAACATCGTACGACCAATACTTACGAGTAGGTACTAAGCTATTAGCAAGGTAGTTAAGAAACAATTCCAGCTTACGTTTATCTACATCAAACAAGCGAAGCTTCTTATTAATAGCCTTATCACATTTAAACTTAATATCGATCATACCATTATTATATCGGTGTTCCCTTATGCGATTTCCGGACTAGGTACTTTGTCTTTCTCTATGTCCATAGTCTATGATGGTGCTTAATAATAGCTCTCATACAATCCTTATCCTTCTTAAGTTTTATAGCTTCAAGTCTACCTACCTCTTTATAACACGCTGTTTGCTCAGGCGAAACGGTTATCTCATAATGTCCATCAACGGTTTCACTCTTGCTGAATAGTGTCTCAAGTGGCTCCCGTGGTGGGTATGCAGCATCTATCTTCTCATCTATATCATTACGACCAGTCTTAATCCAGTTATAAGCCTTCATTAGCGCTTTGTCAACCTCCATCTGCTCATCAGCATAGGCCTGACTTACAAACTTAAGCTTAACTTCTTCAGCCCAATCATAACCAATGTCGTGTACCCAGTTAACTTTGCGTTCAACCTCTACATGATGCTCAAGGCACTTAAATAACATCCGCGGAATAAGTTCAACTTTATCACAATATGT